TGTTGCAGTGGCGGCTACTGAGTCAATCTGGAATTGGTTAATGACATCATAGGAGCCATCGTTGTGCATCCCCATAATGACTACAGTATGCTTAACGCCCCAGTCAATACCAGCCGCGATAAGTTGATAATCTGAGCGGTCCTTGATACGCTCAGGGAAGCGGCCATTATCAGTAATATCACTTGGGGTTACTTGCAGTTTAATATCCGCGTAAGGCATCCCCAAGTTGTAGTTGTAGAACGACTGCTTAGACTTAGCATTAAGCTCGGCTACTTTTAGTGCATCCGCTGAGACCCAGACGGCGTTGAGTTGACTTAACCTATAGCCACGAGTACCAGCCATATTGATATTACGTTCCGGGTGAGCGGGTACCCAAGACCCGTTATACCAGCGGTCAAGAGGCTTGCCACATTTTTTGCAGACAAACTGGAACGTACCCGGTTGAACGGTACGGCCTTTAAGGTCAACCCCATCTGGGTTTACTTGCTTAACATTGCCCCCTTTGCTTGGGTCACCATTGTCAATATAATCTGCGTAGTCAAGAAGGTTATAATATCCACAGTGTTGACACTTATGCAGGTATTCCATCTGGTCTGAATGCATATATAGGTCATGAATACCTACGTTAGGGGCGGATGGGGTAGAGAACCGCCTAAACATCTTAAATGAACTAGAAGACATGGAGTTCTGTGCTGATTGTACTGATTGTTGTGGTATTCGGTCATATTCCAATTATACCGTGAGTTTCCTCATACTTTAACACCAATTTGATGGTCGGTTTAGACTATATCATAACCCTAAATTTAGGAATAGGGTTCTCTGCTTTACTTCTTAATACATATCAGTATTAAGCTTTATTATCTAGTTTTCACTATACCCATTTGTATAGCTATCTAGAAGTTTAGTCGTTCGGCATTTTATTTAGCACGGGATTAGCATTGTCCATTACTGGATTTAGCCTTCCTTACCGGGACCCTTCGGCATTACAGCCTTATTATCCACAGCCCGTTTAACAGAGTTATTCAATTAGGATTGCTCCTAAAGGGGACAGGTTTGTCGGTCCAAGAAAACGGCGTCGGCGTTGATACCTTCCACACTTCCCGGCTTACTAGAAGTACGGAAAGTAAGGAATGAGTTACGGATTTTCTTCGAGTCAATACTATTCATGTTGGGGTCTACAATACTTTTGAAGTATGGTACCCCTTCAAGGATAGGATTTAATCGCATTTTTACGAAATCCTGCATCTGGCGATAGGTCGGAAAGGTATATAGTGCGTTAACTCCTGCATAAGAGTGGGAATCTACCCACCAAAGCATAAAAGCAACGTTAATTTCACTTAATCCTAACTGACGTGACTTAATAACTACTAGGTCGTTACTTATGTCGTTGACCACCTGTTTCTGCCAAGGACGATGTGAGAAAGCCTTTGACGGAATGTTGTCACCATAGTTAGGAACAGAGAATGTGAACCTTTGCTTACCATTCTTAATTCTATGGTTTCTAATGATGTAACTGCTTGGAACTAGATAGTCCATTAGTAGGGCTAACTGTTCAGGGGTGATGCTGTCTGTAGCACCATAAGTTTCCCTAGCAATTTTAGCTAGGTCTTCCCCTGAATAGCTATCCAGTCCGCCAATTACACCAGCTACTTTATTGCTCAAATTATTCCTCCTTTAAACAATATCTTTAGCATTTTCATTGTTTGCGGCTTTTTCTTTGTCATTAATCATCTTACCAACATCTTCTTTAGAAAGGTCGGCCAAGTCAGATAGCTTGATGGTTTTTTTCTGAACAACATCACCATTACTAGAGGTTGTCGTCTCAGTATTCACTTTAACTCGTTGTTCAATAGCATGTTCCTGACCAGCATTAAGTTCTGGCAATGCGCCAGTGCCAGCTTCGTCGCTCATACCATCCGTGATATTATTTACATCTTTGTAGATACGGTATACCTTCTCAAGGTCAGTAGTGTCCCTAATCTGAATCTTTCCAGATTTAATATCAGCTACCGCCTGAGCAAGCAAATCACCAGCTACTCCGTTGAACTCGTGAGCAATTGACTCCACATTAGCAGAGCCTGAACCCTTAATTTTTTGAACTTCGTCTTTTACGCTCATAGGTTAATCAGGGAGTAATACCCTGACCGCTTCGCTTCCTTTCTTTTTATTGCAGTAATCTCTGCATGATTTAGCATTAGCACAAAGATATACCACACTTCCATTATACTCTATACGATATAGTTTTCGCTTGTTAGAATAGTTAGCCTCTCCTATATTATAGGTGACTAATGGAAAACCACATGCAGAACAAAAATGCGTATCCTGAAATCTGTGGTCTCCACTATTAAAAATTCGTTTAGGATGTTTTAGAAGCATACGACGATATACGCCTAGCTCCATTGTCATAACTTTCATGTGAAAACCTCCTATTTAGTAATATAGTTGTAAGCAACTTAGGGGGGGCGCGAAGTCTCATTCTTGCTATATTAAAATGGAACTAGGTATATGGTGGTGGTGAGTTAATTGTGGATATATGACCTAACGTTGACGATTATATCTCAAGCGGTGATTTTGTATGTAACTGATTGTCTAGCATTCCTAGTTGTTAGGAGCTATGGGCACGAGAAGGTTGCGTATCTGAGCTTCGCACTGCTATTCGGCTTGATGACAGCCGTTTTGTGGTATAATCTATATGAAGCTAATTCTCTTCTTCTCCTATTGATTACACTACTGCTGGCCGTCTCAGCTATCGTTTCAGAAATTCAAGTGAACGGCGGTGCACACTTTGGCAGAAGAAGTAAAAAAGGGTAGCAAGGAAGAAGAAATTCTTGCCAAGCTTGATGACATTGCAAATAGCCTAGCGGGCGTTGAACCGGCTGATTATGCCGACAAAGATTTACAAGATATTTACCAAGCAATCGAGGACATTCGAGCGGAAGTAGATAAACTGGAAAAGAACTATCAAACACTGGATAAACAGACAAGCAAGTTTATTGAGCGGTTAGATACATTGGAAAAAGAAATCGCTGACTTTGAGGAATCCGAAGGTGTTAGCGAAGAAAATACCAAGACCTTTGTCACAGGCGTTATGATGTCTCTAGTAACGGGGATTTTGACTTACTTATTTGCTCAGATGAAATCTTGGTGAGGAGAAACAACAATGGATAAATTATTGTACCCGGAAACGGGTAAAGAAGTGGTTATTACACTTAGCATGGCCGGGGACGACGATGTTGTTGGAACACTGTTTCCGCGCTATATCGGTCTAGGTGGTCAAGCATTTCAAAGTGCTCGGTATCGACTTAACCTGTTTAAGGAAGAGCTACACGCTGGTCTGGTATCAGTTCCCAAGGGTGATGTCAATGACAGCCGGTTAGAGAAGACTCGTATCAATCCTCGTTTGATTGATATTGCCGGAGAGCCTAAGCAGGTAGATATTCCATCAGATATTCAGGCAATGATTACTGAGGGTAATACACTATTAGCTAAAGACGAACTAACAGATGACGAAAAGCAGACTTTGCGGAAGGATATAGATAAACTTGACTTCTATTTTTCAGCAAGCCGTAACTTCGCTGTATAGGCTAGGTCGCTATTTAAAACAACACCCTGTTGGGGTAGTTGTTTTTTTAGCTTTTCTATTCTTTGCTGGATATGAGTATCATGTAAATGTACAAGACCAACATGAAGTATACGACACAACACGTTTAGAGAAAGACACTCAGGGACAACAGTACACGATTGAGATTTATTCGGGTAATGGTCAGTTAATAAGCAGACAGCATTCCATTGGGTTAGATATTTCAGTTTCAAATACTGGCAATCTATCTGGTGGTCGTAGAGCTTTAATTGATACTGTGGTTATTCACAATGGCCCCGATGAGATGGAGGTCTCTGGTTCTACAATTGTTGCATTCCCGTCTAAGGACGAGAATCTTGTGAGACAATCAGATTGCCATAAGGACAATGGACAGCCTATTATTAACTCAATTATAAAACGAGTACCACCTGACAAAAGATATGGTAGCAAAATACTATTAGTAAAAACATATAACGAAGCTCCTATTTATGCCGCATATGGTAAAGGGGCAAAATCTTTCTATTCAAATATTGACAATACACAAGTATTCCAATTGGATGGAGACCCTCTGTTTGTATTTAGGGGAGAATTTTCAATCAGCGACGCCACTATCTTTTCGGATTAGCGGCGTTTTTTCTTATGTATGTGGTATAATTAAGGTAGAATGAAGTATATAGTTCATTGGGAAGGACCTTATGATGAATACAGAGAGTACTGAAAGCCACAAGGAAATGGTTAACCACCCTGAACATTACAATGAGTTAAAGGTTGAGGGAAAGCCAGTTGAAGCAATCGAACTAATTAAGACCTTTTCAAGTATGGAAGGTATTACATCCTATAATGGTTTCTTGCTTGGTACTGTTATCAAGTACCTTACCCGGTATCCATTCAAGGGAAATCCGGCTCAAGACTTGGAAAAGGCGCAGTGGTACTTACAAAAATTAGTAGATGAGGTAAAGCATGAGACTAACGGAAAGGGAATTTGATGAGGTTATGGAAAAAGCATCACAATCTAAAGATGTCGTATTACCGGACCCGGGTCTCATTGACTCTGTAGTATCGGAGCCCCTTGATACTGATTATGTGCTGGTACACAATGACGAGCTAACAAAAAAGTATGATACTTGGGTGAAGACATACGGATATGAAGACTTTGAGAGCTTATACTTGTCTAGCCGCGCTGACTTTGCTACCTATGACGACAAAGTATATTCGCGTAGTAATGAGGCAGTTAAAGCTACTTCCAAGAACAAAGACATAGCAAAATTAAATCTTGTACAACGCACTGTGATGCGTAGGGGTAAGCCAACTACGCTATCATTTTATCAAGACCCTAATAAGGGTACACAGCAATCTAACTCAGCTCCGAAAGCTAAGTCTGATGATAGCGAACAGCAAGATGTGACAGGATTCTATACAGCGGGGGATACTTTTGGCAAACCAGACCAAGAAAAGATTAAAGAGTATATGCCTCCTGAAACATGGTATGTATCGGGTAGCACTCGGGGTAAAATGTACGATTGCTTCTACTTTGTCAATGGTACACAATTCAGTACTGTTGCTGGTATCAAGCATACAAAGGGTCTTTTGACATTGGGGTTTGTCGCTACGCCGGATAAAGACAGCTACTATCTTGGGTTTTACCGGTCGCTAAAGAAGCTGATTTATCTTGCTTATGAGAATGATATGGGTATCACTTATAAGCCAAAGGTTGCCGAGAAAGACTTGGCAAAAGCACTATTTGACTATTATGGGATTAAGGAGCGTTCTGGTGTATACACTCAGAAGGACTTGACGAAAGTGCTGGGTGAGCATGTATGGAACAAGCAATAATTATATTAGTGATTTGTTTTTCTCTCTATGTAGTTTATTTTTTGTTGGCGTTACACAGAAAGAATAAACAATATAAAGAGTATAAACGTGGTTTACATAAACTTAAGGATATAAGAAATCGTCTTGCCAAGGCGGTTGATAATAAGGAGAAAATTGATGAAGATAGCAAGTGAATATCTACGCAAATCTGATAAGGAGAAAGAAGCGGCTTATGAGCAAGCCCTAGACATTATTATTGATGTTGCTCGTTCAGTTTGGAATGATTCTCAGTACATTGTTCAAACTGACTATGAGAAAAAGCTTATGAATGGTAAGCTCTTTGGTACCCGCTTCGCTGTTGATGTTAAAGGTGCTAACGCTCGTGATGTTTACCATCTTGTAAATGACTCCTTGCTTGACCGGGACACCCTCTCTGAGCGATTTCAGAAGGCACTAGAGAATGGTGATGTAATGCCATTAGGGGATGCTGTGGTGGTACCACATGGGGCGATTATCAATCCATCAAAGTCAGACTTCGACCAGTTT